ATTTTTACTTGCTTTACCAATATGAATATACTCTATATCAAACAATCTTCTCAAATCATCTAAAGATAATATTCTAGTAGTATCATTAGATAATCTTCCTATCAATTGTGGATGATGTTTCAATTTTTTCCAAACATTCTTTGCTAATATAAAAGTATTGCAAGATAATCCATTTCCTGACTCAACTGCATCAATAGCAGTTTCAAAATCAGTTATAGGTTGTGAATCATCATAATCATCCCATAATACACTAGGTGTTGCTGAGTTATCCCAGTTTGTAGTTGTCATATACAATGTTTCTAATAAAACTTCATTCTTTAAAACAATTTTATTAGTTACATATCTTGTCTTCGCAGATTCCATTCTAAGAACTGCATCTGCATTTACTCTAGTTTCATCTTCTAATTGTGTTGATTGAGCTATTTCTTTACACTCATATGAATCTGTAGATAATCCGAATCCATCTCTATTTGAAGATGTTCCTGGCGCACGATATTGTGCTGTATCTCTAAATTCATCAGCTTTTGAAAATACATAATAATGGTCTGACCTGAAAGTAACTGGTATAACTGGTGCTATTTTGTCACCGATAAAATCTCCATTTTTATATAAAATACTAACTTGTCCTAAAATTTGGTCATAATGCACTTGACTAGTAGTTGGTGTCATTTAAAATCTCCCCTTTCCTCTAATATTAACCTGCATACATGCAACCAGGTGTTAATAATACTCTTACTTCATCATCTGCTGCTGTTGCTGCTTGAATAATTACTGCTGCTACATGGTCTGTATCTGTTGTTGTTACAACACCTTGACCATTTGCTGCACTTTCTACTCTTGCCATTATTGCACCTGCAGCACTCATTGATAATCTTGAAATACCTAAAAGCATTACATTTGCTATAGCGTATTGTTCAGGATTATTCTGTAGAATACCAATAGGCATTGTACCAGCACCACAAAGGGTTACAGTATCAACGTCACTAAGATATACGAATCTATATTGACCAGTAGTCGAATAATCGGCTGCTGCTATAAAACTTCTACTTAATACAGTTTCCATTTATATTAACCCCTTTCTTTCCATATGGGAATTTTTAGCTAATTCTGGTTGTTCTTTAGCAACAACTAAAATAGCTTCATCATAAGGTAATTTTGATTCTTTCATTACTTTAGCAGTTTCAGCTTCAAAAAGTTTTACATAACTTTTATCATCTGCATTACTATTAGATGAACCATTCTCTCCTAAATTAACTACTACAGGTAATACCTTAATCATTTCTCTAGTTGATTCTGGGTCTGCTATAAATTGTTTTTTAAACACTTCGCCCATAGCAGGAGTCATTCTACCTTCATTTAAAGCAGTAGTATATACATTAGTCCAATCTGCTTCTGTAAATTTCAAATTAATATTTTTGATACTTTCATTCAACTTAACAATCTCTTGTTCTGCAGTTGATTTACTACCAATAGCTTCATTTAATTTAGTAGTTAATGCTGTTTTGTCTGCTTCTAATGTTTTCTTTTCATCTTCTAAAGTTTTCTTTTCAGCTTTTAAAGTTTCATTTTCTGCTGAAATTTCAGATAATTTTTTAGAATCTTCAATCATTTTATTTACTGCTGTTTCAATTTCTAATTCTGTTGAAGTTTCAGAAAGTTTTAATGCTTCTAAAAGTTTCTTATTCATTCCATTATCTCCCTTCTCATTATCTTTTATACATGGCGAATATAAATCACTATTTAAATCTATACTATTAATTTCTTCTGATAACATAATCGGTGACATATGTTTTATAAAAGGTCTATTAGTTAATGCCCCACCAAATAACACATTATTATATGTTTTTCCTGTTTCTGCATCGGTATATGTAAATTTAAATTCAGGACTAAAATACCTGAAAGATTTACTTTTTACTTTTTCCTTACCAAAATCAGTCCAATCAATTTCTGCCAAAAGTGAAGAACCTTTTTTAATAAGTTTTTTAACCCAACATACCGCTTCTGATTTATGATTAGTTTCACCATGTTCTAAGTCAAAACTTATGTCAACACCTCTTACATTATCTTCAAAATTCTTGATAATGCAATCAATGGTATTTCCTGTTATTTCTAAATTTTCATATACTGGATGTTTCCACTTACCAGTCCTCATAATTTCAATTTGATTAGGTAAGTTCTCAGCTTCCGATAAACTTATATAATAAAAATTTTCTGATGCTTTTACCCATCCTTTTTCAGTCTTTTTATAACCTGCTTTTTTTACTGCCGCCCATGCTACAGCATTACTTTTTTCTTCATTACCTTTATATTGCTTATATGCACTATTAAAGGCAGAAATCCATATATCTTTTGCATGGGAAGGTAATCCCTTAATTCTATCTGGTGCTTTATTATATGGCATTTATATACTCCCCCTTTAATATATTAATCAATACATTGTACATATAATTCAAAATCTGCGGCTGCTGCACCCGATTTATTCTTCATACCAAATCTTAAACCATACCCACAAATAGAAGTAGTAGCATAAATACTTATTCCTGAATATGCTGTAGATGTTGCTGATAATCCTGTCGCTATTACATTACCCCAATCATTCGTTCCATCATTTTGCATTTTAGTACAATATAATTCCCATGCTTGTGATGCTTTACAATGGAAAACAAATCGTTTATATGTACTTAAATTATAAAAATATTCTGAATATGCCAAAGCATCATTTGCAATACTTGTAGCATCTATAACTAATCCTAAATCCCTATACTTAGAACTTACTAATTTTTTTGCCATTATATCACCACCCCATATGCTTCTACCGTACTATGGGAATCAGTTACAGTACTTTTTATTTGTATTTGTAAATATGGGATATAACAATCATCTAAAATTGAATTTAAATTTAATAATATGTAGTCACTTTTAGGTATTGTTGTACCTGTATATACTTCAATATCATAATCTGTACCGTTGAGACTTCCTAAAATTTGAAAATCTATAGCATTACTAGAACCTGTATTCCATATTTGTATAGTGCATGATGTAAAACCTGTTTTATCCCATACACTACCTAAAATAACATAAGTATTAGTAGATGCTTGAGATGCCCATTCTTTTGAAAAATGTTTTCTCCTGACTTGCGGTGCTAATGGTTGACCTGAATTTGCACCCATATAACCACCTTCTTTATTTATTTAAAATGAAAAATTAAACACGAAAATAAACTATATATACAATTCGTCTTCTTCCCTTCCTATGAGAAAATTCATTAAATTGCTTGAAATGCTAAATATCTACATAAACTTTTAATCGAATCGACTTAATGACGAAACTTGATGATTTAATCGTTTACATAAGATGCTTTAGTGACTATATTGTACCATAGTAGTTTATTTTTCGTCAAATATTTTTCAATTTTATAAATCATTTATGATATCTTGCGTAAGATTATCTATCTCGATACTAGGTTTATCAATGAATTCATTTAAAAACATTGATTTTACTTTTTCTGATATAGAATTACTAATTATATTAGATTTTGCAGTAAATTTAATATTAGTTTCACTAAGTTTTAATTCATCTTTTAATATATCATTAATTAACTTAGTCAATTCTCCTTTATATTGTACTTTTATAGTTGAAAGACTATTAATTTCCATAGTTTCTGCTTTTTCAGTTAATTTAATAAGTTGCTTTTTAATAATATTTTTTAATATGTCTATTGATTCTTTAGATATTTCAGAAAACTTAATTGTATTGGAAAAATCTTTCATTTTTTTATTTACATTATCATTTTTTATTTTATCTTTATATTGTGCCTGTTTACTATTATTTTCTATAGGGTTTTTAGATTTATTAGTTTCTGGTGGTTTATTACCTAATTCTTGTTTTCCTTGTTGCAAACTTAATTGATTTGCTTTAAATTGTTCAATTGCTTCTTCTCTAGATTGTGCTGGATTTTGTTCTGGTAAATCTAACATATCCCTTATATAAACTTCTAAATCATCATCAGGTAATAATATTTTACCATCAACTAAAGTTTTCAAGCCATTTATAAGTTTAGTTGAATTCATAGGCTTAAATGACAATATTGGAAATAAATTAGAAGCAAAATTATATCTTACTAATTCAGGTATAGCATGACAATTTACTATATTACAAATGTTTTTTGCTGCAGAATCCAACATCATCAAGAACATTTCCGATTGGTCACTAGACAATGCAAAAGAACCACTTGTTGAATTGCCTGAACCAAGATTCATAAATTGTGCCACAATTGATTTTGTAATAGCTAAATCCTGGTGGTCAATATATGGCTGTACATCTGCTAGTGTCCTCTTACCTTCGAACATTTCTAATATAAATCCATCAGGTAATCTAACTCCCCCATATTCAGAACTTCTTAATGTTGTTACAATTTCATCTGCTAATTCCTTGTCTTCTGTTGTATAATTTTCTGGTAATGTCAAAACAGGAGTTCCAACAAAATTTCTCTCAATTCCTATATTAACTATCTTATAAAGATAATCTTTTATCTTCCAATGTTTATAGGCTGCTCTTAAAACACTTGTTCCTCTTACATTACCTTGTGTCATGTCATGTGAAAAAAACAAAAGTTTAGAAACAGGTATATTAATAGTTTGCCAATTATTATGAACCATATATTGGTCTATTGATTTTAAATCTCCTACATCATCATAATATATATCATATATAGTAGATTGAGGTCTAACAGCAAACTTTTTCCATTTATATTGGCCTTTTTTTACTTCAAATACTTTTTCAAAGACTGAATGCCCAAATTGAAACATGGTTGTTACATTTCTTATGAAATCATCAAAACCTAATTGCAATCCTATACCATAATCACCGAACAAACATTCTTCTACAAAAGATGCTATTTTTTTAGCTTTACTTGATTCATCCTTTGGTCTAATGAACCATTGTGTCGAACGGATAGGTAATGATAGCATTAAAAGAATTGCCTTTACCTGTGCATCTGATCTACCCATTTTTTCATAAATACTAACATCATGAGGGAATCTTAATGCAGATAAATATTCATCAGTATCAAGTGTTATTTGTTTATATA